GTATTATAAACTAAATTATTAGCAATTGCATCTCCTTCTACTTTTAGATTACCACCGCTAATGTGGACTTTTTCTGTTGGAAACAATGTTCCAATACCTACTTTATTTGTAGCATCTTCTGATATTAATATACCATTCCTACCAATTCTAACATATGGACCATAAATAGTTGTACTAGGATAAGTAGTACTCTCAGATATTTTTATTTCTCTATAAGGGTATGTATTTATTGATGGAGAAAAAATTCCAGTTTCAACTCCTATAGAAATTCTAGTATTAGTAAATGGTTGAGACAATAAATTTATATTAACATCTGACGTATTTCCAAATCCTCTAACAAATGAAATTCCAGAATTGAAAGTTAAATTATTTTCAAAAGTTTTAATTCCATTAATAGTTTGATTCCCAGTATTGTAAACAAGATTTGGCGCGATTATTCCTGTTACAAAAGTTTTAGCTCCACTAATAGATTGATTCCCAGTATTGTAAACAAGATTATTTGCTGTAACATTTCCAGATACTTCAATTGGTCTAAAAACTTCAATTTTTGATGGGCGAAATATAATAGTATCTTGAAGATTTGTTGGCCCACTTCTAAAATTTATACCAATCTTTTGAAAACCATCATAAGCTGCATATATAGTTTGATCATAATTACTACCACCTAAACCAAGCCATTGTAATCCTTTAGCCTCTGCTAATCCAGTCGGGGTACTGCTTAATGAATAAGCTAAAACTATTCCTGTGTTAAAAGTTTTAATTCCATTAATAGTTTGATCCCCAGTATTGTAAACTAAATTATTTGCATACAATCCTTGAAAATATCCTGTATATCCACTAATATTTCCAGTTGTAGTTATATCTATTACTTCATTGTACTTAATTGTTCCTGCAACAGTAAGATCTCCAGATACATTTAAATTATTTAAAAAAGTTTTAATTCCACTTATATTTTGATTTGATGTAGTTGTTACAAAAGTATTTCCTAAAACTCCAGTATCTTGAACTACTTGAGCTACAAAACCGCTAAGATCAGTCTGATTAATTTGTTTTACTCTAATAAAATTTTCAGCCATTTTTTAATTCCTCAGATTTTTTGCTATGATAAAGAATACTTGCAACATAACTATCTACACTATGCTCTGCCGCAATACTATCAATCTCATTTATAGTATTTAAATTTTTATCTTTAGGATTAGTTACGTATTCTCCAACTACATTTTCCCAATTTTCTGGCGATTCATTTGAAGCAATAATTTTAACTATTTCAAAAGCAACATCTTTTTGCTGTTTAGAGAGTTTGCGAAGTGAATGTTTTTCTCTAAGAATTGCTTCTACTTTATCTTGAAGTTTTGAAGCCAAAATAAAATTATTTTTAATTTTTTCTATATCAAAAAATGTAGCTTTACTTTGTTTTCCACCGCCAACTGGTTTAACATTTTTGGTTGTTTGAGGTATTCCTGTTGATCCCTCTGGTCTGCCGGGTTCACCCATTTTAGCACCACCAATAAGTGGTTGATAATAACCTTGATCTTTTAATTCTCTAAGTCTTTGTTGTGATTCAACAGAACTTTCTGGATCTGGTAGTTTTCCTGTTTCGATTGCGGCTAAACCTTCTTCTGGAGTTAGTATACCAAGCTCTACAAGTCTTGTGTATATTCTTGAATACTGAATATCATCTTTAAGATCAATATCTTCAAAGTATGGAGTTGGATAATTTTTAAATCCAAGTTCTTTGCTAATTCTACGAATCTCTGGATATAAGAAATTATTTATAAATGATTCACGAGCCTGTTTTAATCTTTCAATAAATACTTGAACCTTGATACTTTCATTTGCAAACTTTTCATTACCAATAAGAATATTATTTAAACCAATTTGAATATCTCGATCAACAATTTGATATTTTTCTGGACCCATTAAACTTCCGATATTAGGAATAATAAATTCTGCTTTGGTTGTATAATCTGCAATAAGAACACGACCAACACTTTGATTTGTAAATAGACCTTGCATAGCTTCTAAATTCTTTTGATTAACGCCACCCTTATCTGGATCTGTACCCATAGTAATCAATAAGATAATTTGCTGTAATGAACGAGCTACGGCCATATCCATCTTTTTCATTTCTGCTTTCCAGTTAATATCTTCTAATACTGGGAAGCCCATAGGAACTGCAAATGGCTCGTAATCTTGCTTTTTATAAAATACAGCGCAGAGTCTATTGCGGTCTAATGGAAGAGTCAAAATTCCAACTCTTGTTTTTGTAATAAGTTTTTGAGTTTCTGGAGGTAAACTTTTTAATACTTCTAAATCCTCTTCTGTTTTAGGAGCTTTTAGTCTTTCTAATTCATAATCGCTTAGAATTTTATAATATCTTCCTACTGAAAAATTGATTGTGCCACCTATTTGAACATCTGCGGGATTAATAATATTATACCTTGCTGGCAACATAATATTTGCAGCTTTTGCAGATAAACCAAAAGTTTGAGTAATCTTACTTACATCTTCTGGTTGAATTTTTGTATCAAAACGATAAATAAATACATTTCCACTTCTATAATATTCACGGAAAAATTGATCTTGTAGATCAAACATATTTATTTTCTTTAACCATGCTGTAAAGAAATCTCTACTCTTTTGACTTCCGCCTTTAAAATAAATATTACTGCAAGAAAATTCTGTCATTAAATCAATCGTGTTTCTAAATATCGCAAAATTATAATAACATTTTTGGCAAAGAATGACCGCATCGCGGACATTCATATTAGAACTATTTGCTATACCAGTAGAATATCTAAAAGGAATTAATCCATCATCAATATTTTTATATCTGCTAGTTCTAGTAATATCGGCGGCTGCATTTCTTCTAGTTTGAGTATGAGAGGCATCATTCGCGTCTGAACCTGCTACTGCGGCTTGAATTTCGTAATTTGTAGAAGCTTCAGTAACCATCAAGGGTTGAATTTGATCGTTTTTAACGATTTTTTCTTGTTTTTTAGATTTTTTGGCCATTTTGTTGTTAAATATTACACATTATCTGATCATAATAGGCGAAAAAGTAGGTTGAACTTCGACTATTTGAGTTGTCATTATATCATTATAGCACTTTATAGCCCAATTTGCTAACATAAATGCTGAATAATTATCTTTTCTGGCTTTATTAGCCGATGCGCTTCTTTTTAAATGTTGAGGTAAATCAAAACTTTGTGTTCCTCTACTAGTTGTAGAGTGTTCAATTAATACGCATTGTTTTTTAGTTTGATATATGAAATCATCTTGATTTTCGATAAAGTCTAATATTGTCCAATCTTTTTTGTCTTCGGTTTTCATAAGTTCTAAAGGAATATTTAAAGCTATTGTTTCATTAAATGAACTTTCATCCGAAGCAGTACGACTAGCAAACCATACTCTTTTATAATCAATGCATGCTTGAAGATATTCATTTGCTTTACGAATAAAATTACTAGTAAAAACTTGATTAAATGCAATTCTTTTGTTTTCTAAATTATATTGATTCTTAACATTTTTAATCATTAAATCATAATCTGCGCCCTCAAGATCAGAATCAAAATCTAATGTTTTAATTTCAATTCTATCTTGTTTAAATAAACTTGATTCATTGCATGCAGACAAGAATGTGTCTGCTCCTGCATTATCAATAACCATAAAAACAATATTAAAACTTTTCATTATGTAATATAAATAATTAACATGATTTTTTAAATTGCCTAGTCCTGCATAAGTATGTACTAATATGCCCTGTTTTTTTTCTTCGTCATACTCCATAACAGCCATAGCAAAATAATCCGCATTTGGACTATCACTCATATTAGGGTCAATTCCAAGAATATATCTTTTCTTTGGATCACCTCGCATTAATGTATGAGGTCTTTCTCCAGTTTTTAATGTGCATTCTTCCATTTTCTTTGCGTTAAAATAACTATCGCTACCATCTGTAAATTGCGCGCAGTATTCTCTTAAGAATCCGCTATGACTTGATCCACCAGCTTGAGCTTCTTCGATAATCGTTTTATCAATCATTTCTTCTGGTAATGCTTCATAACTCATTTGACTTACAAAATAAGTTGCTTCACCTTTTTCTGGACTATTAATTTTTTCACACCATTCAAGATAAGTTTTATAAAGATTTTCAAATGTATAACTTGCAGATGAAAGAGCAATCATCTTACTTGTGTTTTCAAAAACCATTCTATCTTTTTCTTGCATTACTCCCTCAGATATTAATTTGTCTTCAAACTCGCGAATCTCCATTCTCTCTTTCATGTTTTGCGGGGCAACTAAGAATGGCATTAATACATTTTTAATGATCTCTTCTGGCAAGAGAAGAAACTCGTCAAGCACAAGAATATTTGCTCGAAAGCCTCGAATCTTTTCTCCATTAAGAGGAATTGCTACAATACTTCCATTATTAATTTGCCATTCAAATTGATCATTTCTTTTTGCTTTTGCTCCAAAGCATTGAGAAAGTAATTCTGCTCCGGGGCTTTGAACAATTTTCTCTAGATTATTAAAAATAAATCTTGCAGTTCTAAATGTTGGACCAGCTATAAGTATTTTTGTATTAGGTTCAAAGATGCATTGAAGAAAGCAAAATACCGCAGCCATAAAAGATTTTCCACAACCACGACCAAATACGCACATATTAAAATTTCTATTCATCATAGCTTTTAAATGTATCTCTTGATAAGCTGCAAGTTTAACTCCACTAATTAGCTCAACAGTAAAGCCAATATTTGCTCTTAAAAATTTAGCCAAAGTAATTTTTGCTTCGCGATCATTAAGGAATCCTTTTAATTCAGATAACTCTGCATTAACGTCTTTAATCTCTTTTAAATATTTTTCTGGACAAAAAATCATATAATTTTCATATCATATGCTAATTGTAAATCTATTTTCTTATAAAAACATTTACTAGCAAATATAGCCTCAATTAATCTTGTCATTTCTTTTCTACCATCAACAAATAAAAATTGTAAATTATCATAGCTTTGTAAAAGTTCTCTTACATTATGGAATATATATTCTGGAGTTGCTTTTATTTTTTTACTTATATGAGGAAGATATTGAAAACTTAAAGCATTTGCAAGCGTTTCTTCTACCATAACAATAACATAAGAATTATTCTTTCTAGCTTTTTCTATTTCATTTTTAAAACGATCATAGTTTTTGACGCTAAGTGTACTTATAAAATCGCTAAGACTTTTTCTTTCTATAAAACATCCACAATTATCATTTGAACAAGCATAATCTCCGAATGGTAAAGTCTTAATTTCAAATGGTATATTAAATTTAAGCCAACTTTGCTCTCTTGTGTCTACATAGATAGTATCTTTTTGTGTTAATTTATTTTTAAAATTATCTCCAGTTAGATTAGGATGAACAAATTTATTTTCTAAACCTATAGAAGAACAAGTATCATAATAATCTTTAAATATCTTATTATAGAATATAATTGATGGTGCCATTATTGTTCTTAATTCAATTTGAGTTGGTGAATAAATTAAATTTTTACTATCTTTTCTTTTAATTAATAATTGCTTGCAATATTCTTGAGCTTTATCTATTGGCTGTTCTTTTAGCCATTTTTTCATATTATTCTTGTCATTAAAATCGCTATTAAGATACTGCTCTTTGGTTTTAAAATTTATTAATTCATTTGTAAGTAGATCGCGGCGTTCATAATAAGTTTGATAATATTTTACTTTATTTAAACCATAACCTTTAAGCGCAAGATGAAGACTCTTTTCATCTTTAAACTCTTTACCATCTATTTTACATATTACGCTCATCCATTTAAAATCTCATCTTTAGATATACCTAATATCTTGCATTTTAATTCATCCATTGTGGTAAGTCTATCAATTTCTTTCTCTACTACTTGTTTGCGCATCTCTGCCATTCTTAAAAGTTTTGCTCGACTCTCTTCTTCTTTCCACATTTGCACAAGGTTGATAATTGAGGCTGTTTCTTTTACTTGCTTGCTTAATCTTTCGCTTCTTTTTACTTTAAGATCGTTAAGAAGTTTTTGCTGACGATTAACGCAATCATTGTATTCTTTTCTGGCCGTATTACTTGCTTCAACTAATGCCATTGGAATTTTTCCATCTGCTTCCATTGAAATATCAATTTGATTTTGAAGAGCATTAATTGTTTGTTGAATATTTGATGAAATTACTACTTCTGTGGAAAGAACGATATATTGATCAACTTCTTCCTGAGTTAAATCACTTTTATCATATGTATAACGAACAAAACTGCTTTCAAAAAGTTCTCTATCTCTTTCATCATTATATAAATTAATCTGATGAATAAATCTGAAAGTATTCATATAACCTATCAGTGAAGAGATATCTTTTTTATGTTTATGGGTTAATTTATTTTTGTCAACTCCATCCATAATATATCTGTTAATCTTTGCTATCATCCTATCTTCGCTTTTTGGTGGACGATATTCATCTGTAGAAAGATTTTCGTTTTCTTGATTATTGTATTTTATATTTGTTGGTAGAGTTTTGATGTATTCAAGAACACTTCTAGTTTCTTGAGATAGATTTGTCAATTCTTCGTTTTTAAATAAAATTTTTGCAATCTCTATACCTGTCATAGTTGAACAGTTGTTCCCAATATATTCTTTTTGCTCAAGACTTAAATCTATTAATCCTTTAGCTTGATATTCATGACTTTTTCTTGGTTTGATTTGTCTTGATGCTAAAAATTCTTTAACAGCTTTTCCTTCTTTACTTCTTCCATCTAGATCATCTCTATCAAAAGCTACTCTAACTAATTCAACTAGCGAAGGAGGATTATCTGGACGATTATTCCATTCTGTTAAAAGTTTTAACTGTTGGGCTTCTGTTAAGATTGGTAAATTTTCACTCATATTAATATAAATCTATGTCTCCATTATATAGATGCTTTTTGACTTTAAAAATAATAATTTTTTTAATATTTTTGATTTGTTTATATCCAGCTATTCTATTCTTTTCACTCGTTCTATATCCCATAAGTTTGGCTGTTTGTTCTTCATCTTTACCTTCAATATAAAGATATTGATAAACTTTCCATTCTATTGGTTTTAAGACTTTTTGCATTTTAATATGAATATTATTAGCTGTTTTCTCTAAATTAAAATGATCCATTGGCATATCATTAATTTCCTGAGAATGATTTTCAATGCTAAGAGTTAATTTTGTATCATGTGCGTTCTTTTTGCTTTTTTCCCAATTTGCATATAGTGGACAAGCATTACATTGATTTGTATAAATCGCACATCCATCTTCGCCTTCTGCGGCTGCACATTTAAGACATGGACGAGTAAAATTACTATAATTATTTCTTATTAAGTTTTTAATTTGATTACTAATGATACGATTAACCCAAGGAGCTAATGGTTTCTTGTGGTCATAAAGATGCCATTTCTTATGAATATGGATTCTTAATATCTGTGCGACATCATGAAAATCCATCCAATTGATGGCAGTCAAATTCCACTTATTTTTTCTTTTAATTATCTCAGAATCTATGACATCAATTAGGCTTTCAAAAGAAGGCTTTTTAGCCATCTCTTGACCCTCTAGACTTTCCTCTTATTGAACCAGCTTCTCTCTTGAAACTCTCCAAGAATTTTTTTCTTTCTTCTGCCATTTGACTTTTTGTTAATTTTTTATTTTCAATTTTTTCTCTTTTTGCACCAGCTTTTGCGCTTCCAACAATATCGCCAATTTTAGTTTTTTGTTTTTGCACTTCAAATTGATCTATCTCAACATCTAATCTTCTAATTGATGGAACTTTGTTTACTGTGCTAATATCGTCTTCAGGATCATCAAAATCATCATCTACCTCAACATCTATTGATCTAGTTGTTGTTGGCTTTTGATATAAAGATTTATTAACTACTGTATTATCAAAAGATTTGCCACAATTACTACAAAATTTAGGTTTAGAAGCTGAATAATTTGTAGGACTACCACATTCTGTACAATATATTTTAAGCATAATACTAATTATACTTTAAATTAATTAAAAATTCAATTATTTTAGTTGCTCAAATTTCTCGATAATATAAGCTAAAATATCATTTCGCATAATATCATCTGTGCCAAATTTAAATGTCATAATACCCTTATCTGAACTTTTCTTATCATCAAATAAATTATATATCTTTTCAAATCCACTATTTTTAATATCTGATTGACGAATATCTCCAATTAATATTAATTTACTAAATCTACCCATTCTAGTAGTAATTAATAAAAGATCA